GTTGATGCAGGAGCCCTCGAAGGGCCTGGCGCTCATTCAAGAGGAAAAAGAAGGCAGAGTTCAGCTCGCTGGAAGTAATCATTCTTGAATATTAATACATACATTTTGTGAACATTCACAACCTTACTAAGTAAGGTCATAAAGTCAACTAAGGGCACAGCATATATTCTGCACGGTGTAGATTTGTGTTGTAAACTATTTGAAATAGGAAGAGGAAGAGGAAATATATCATGGCACTAGATCTAGAAGCAATTAAGCGGCGCGTTGCGGAGCTCAGTGGAACAAATAAGAAGACATCATCTGTTCAAATGTGGAAGCCTAAGATGGGCGAACATAAGGTTCGATGTCTTCCTTGGCCGGATGCCAATTCTGGTTCACCATTTGCAGAACGATGGTTTTATTATCTTGGTGACAATCCTGGTATCTTGGCTCCAAATCAATTTGGAAAGCCAGATCCAATTAACGATCTAATTCGAAAGCTTTATAGCTCAGGAAAGCCAGATGATCGAGTTCTTGCCAAAAAGTTGCAACCTAAGATGCGATGTTATGCTCCTGTTGTAGTTCGCGGTCAAGAAGACCAGGGAGTAATGGTTTGGGCCTTTGGAAAGATTGTTTATCAGCGCATGCTTGGCTTCTTTCTTGACGAGGAAGTCGGAGACATTCTTTCACCTACAGAAGGCTTTGATCTTAAGGTGACATTGTCTCAATCACCAGGGAAGCAGTTCATGGATACAATGGTGGACCCAGCTCGCCGCCCGTCAAAACTTCATGAAGAGACGACAGTATCACAAAAGTGGCTTGAGACAATTCCAAGTCTTGAAGACATGTATCGTCTAAAGACGACTCAAGAAATTGAGACAGTTCTCAATAACTGGCTTAATGGCGGCGCTACAAATGAAGAGCTAAATTCTGGTGGATCAACTCGTGGACCGGCGCCAACAGATGAGCTTGAAAAGCTTACTTCAGAACTTAAGCCGACAGCGGCTGCAATGACACCAAAGCCAACAAAACCTGCAGCAGAAAAGTCAGGAAAGAAACAATCGCTTGACGATGCTTTTGCAGATCTAATGGGCGAAGACTGATATTATTGCATGCACCGGGATTAAATTTTTCATTTAATCCCGGTGCTTTTTTACATAGTTGATAAAATCTGAATCTGGTGCAAATTAAAATGGCAAAAAAAGACAAATTAGAGATTGAAGGACAACATCCCGCTAAAAAAGAAGATGTTGATGATCTTATGAAAGACCTTATTTCTTCAATTAACAAGGAGTTTGGTCAAAGAATTGCTTATAATCTTAGCGAAATGGAGGCACCAACGGTTGTAAAACGCTGGATAGACACAGGCTCAATTCAACTTAATTATGCAATTAGAAATGCTTGCGGAGGAGGATATCCTGAAGGTAGAATTATTGAAATCTCAGGTTTGCCTTCAAGTGGGAAATCACACTTAGCATATCATGCAGCATCAGTTACGCAAAAAATGGGAGGTCTTGTAGTCTATATAGATACAGAGAATGCAACTCCTGTTGCTAAGCTAGCAGACATGGGTATTGATGTCCGCCGCCGCTTTGTTTATTGTGATTCACATTGCACAGAAGAAGTTTTTGCGATTATTGAATCAACAATTCTTAAAGCAAAACAAATTCTTGACAAAAATGTACCAGTTCTTGTTATCTGGGACTCAGTCGCTGCAACCTCTCCAAAGGCTGAACTTGACGGAGAATATGATCAAAATACAATTGGTTTGCAAGCACGAGTCATCGGCAAAGGAATGAGAAAGATTACTGGAGTTATTGGTCAGAATAACGTAACTCTTCTTTGTCTTAATCAAGTTCGAGATGCAGTCGGAGTTATGCATGGAGATCCACTTGTAACGCCTGGTGGTAAAAGCATTCCTTTTCATGCATCAGTTCGTATTCGTCTTGGCAGCGGAAATCAAGTCAAAGACAAGGCCGGCAACATTATTGGCATTCATACAACAGTAACGCTAAAGAAGAACAAGGTTGCTCCACCTTTCAGAAAGTGTGAATTTGACATTATTTTTGGTAAGGGTATTGTAGAAGACGAATATCTCTTTGATGAATGTAGAACGTTCTGTGATGGAAAGCATATCTCTTTTGATCTTACAGAAGGAAAAACTGTTAGAAAGATTAATGCCAAAATCATTGGCACTGGTGCATGGAAAGAGCTTGTAGTAAATGATGCGGCAACTGGCGAAATAATTGCAGAAAAGAAGTTCTATAAATCGGAGTTTGGTGCAATTCGTAAGGATCCACAATATGCTTCTTATGTTGATCAAATTATTGATGCCGCTTTGACTATTAAGCCTGGTTCTGCACCAAGCTCCGAAGGTGAGGAAGAAGAAACTCCTGATGAGTGAAGCAAAGATTTGCATTAACTATATTGGCAAAAATCCAATTCAATATCAGACACCTGGTTCTGCAGGTGCGGACCTAGTGTCTGATGAAGATGCAATTCTACTTCCAGGTCATCGTGCTGTAATTTCAACAGGAGTTCAGCTGGAAATTCCTAGTGGTTACGTAGGAATGATATGCCCGCGGTCAGGTCTTGCCCTTAAGCATTGTGTCACAGTTCTTAATGCTCCAGGTATTATAGATTTCGACTACAGAGGAATAATCAAAGTCATACTTATTAATCTTGGTGATTGTGAATATTTTGTAAAAAAAGGAGACAGGATTGCTCAAATTATTTTTACTCAATTCTCTCAGTGTCACATGAATGAAGTGCAAGGTATGACAGATACTTCTCGTGGATCAGAAGGCTTTGGAAGCACAGGGTCACAATGAATGAAATATTCTATTTAGGAGCCGGTAGTTTTGGAATATTCATACTAGGTTTTGGAACAGGTTACTTTATGGGTCGGCTTGATGCAATTCTTTCAATCTTTAAAGATAAAGAATCGCAGTCTTTCGTTGCAGCAGTAGCAAAAGACCAAAAAGAACAAGCTCTGGCTGCAAAAAAGAAAGTAGAAATTGACGACAGAAAGTTTGTAACTGACTTATCTACTGATGACATGAAGAAGGTAGATGAACAAAACCTCGGTATCGTTGTAAAAACGAACGACAACATTACTGATGCCACATCAAAGTTGGCACAACTTAAAAAGAAGAAAGAATAATAATGTCAAAAGGTTTAGACGTAGGCACATCATACATTGTTCTGTCAAGTGAAGATGAAACTGGAACAGTTGAATATAAGGACTTTAGAGATGCATTTTATGTCATCAAGCCTTCGACTCCAATCGCTTCAAAAATGATTGAAAAGGGACTTGCAGGAAAAACATTTGTTCGAGATTCAGATGGATCTTTTATTATTCTTGGAAAAGATGCAATTGAAAAGGCAGTTGAAAGAAATGATTCTGCAAAGCGTCCGATGTTCAAAGGTGTTGTCTCTTCAAAAGAAAAAGATGCTCGAAGAATTTTAACTTATATCCTTAAAGAAGTCGCAGGAAAGGCTTCAAAAAAGGGAGAAAAGATTGTATTTTGTATTCCTGCTCAGCCTGTTGATCAAGAAGATGATGATTTTGATGTAGGATATCACGAAGACGTTGTAAAGAAAGTACTTGAGGAGTCAGGATATGAACCTAGAGCCATTAATGAAGCTGAAGCTTTATGCTATTCTGAACTTTCTGACGACGATTATACCGGAGTGGCTCTTTCTTGGGGTGCTGGTATGGTCAATGTCTGCGTCATGCTAAATGGTGATCCAGTTCTCACTTTCTCTACTACAAAATCAGGAGACTGGGTCGACCGTATGGCAGCAGTTGCAACTGGAGAATCTGATTCTCTTGTTCAGGCTGAAAAAGAAGGCGGAGATTTTGTTATAGGACAACCCAATGATAATCAAATTCTTGCAGCTGTTGCAACTTATTATGACAGACTTATTGACTATACGACGAAGCAGCTCACTGCATGCTTAGATGGCCACAAGTCATTGCCAAATTTCAAGAATCCTCTTCCAGTTGTAGTTGCAGGTGGAACAACTCAAGCCAAGGGTTTTGTGAGTCTTTTTGAGAAGAAGCTAAAGGCAAATGGTTTTCCGCTTCCTGTCAAAGAAGTTCGACATGCTTCAGACCCCCTTCATGCAGTTGCTCGAGGCTGCCTTATTGCCTCTCAGATTCTGTGATAAAATGGATTCAATTATAAATTGGAAACCCACTGAAGACATTGATTCACTAATAAAAGCAATTCTTGAATGCAAGAAAGATCTTACAAAATCATGTTTTTCAAAGTATGGATCTGCAAAAATTATCGACTTTAATGTTTTTGCTTCTTCTAAAGTTTGTGATTTTTTAATGATGTCAGAACTTAGTAAGCCTCCTTCAAAAGAAGATGGAGTCGTCAATACTGAATGGCAGAAATATGTTTCAAATTTTGAACTATTCAAGCTTCACAAATATAAACATGTTGATAATGAAACAATTAGAGTTATTACCTCATTTGATGTAGATGAAGGTGCATACAAGATTTGGTACGGAGATGTTATATTTGTAGAAGAAGTAGAAAAAGACATTGTTTCCTCCGAAGCTTCTGTTGAACAATAAATAATATGTCAGAAAACGGTCCTATTTTTATAATTGATGGTGCAAATCTTTATATTAGAAGCTTTGTAGCATATCCAACTATGTCTTCTCATGGATATCAAATGGGTGGATGTATTGGTTTTTTAAAGACTCTTCAAAGATTATGTCGTGAATTTCAGCCTTCCCAGGTGTATATTGCTTGGGAAGGCGGCGGATCTCAGCGCAGGAGAAAAATATATCCTGAATATAAGCTTGGGAGAAAACCTGAAAAACTTAATAGATTTTATGGTGAGGATATTCCTGACTCTGATGATAACAAGAAGCATCAGATGATCACACTTCTTAGTATGCTGCGGCATATACCAGTATGTCAAATTTATGTTTCTGACTGCGAAGGCGATGATATTGTTGCACATTTGTGCAATGGTCCATTTCGTAAAAAAGATAAGATTATTATCTCGTCAGACAAAGACATGTATCAGCTTTTAGATGACTCAACAAAGATCTATTCTCTTCATAGAAAATGCTTTGTTACTTCTTCTACTATATTTGAAGAATTTAGGGTAAAACCACATAACTTTGCACTTGTCAAATCATTGTGTGGAGATGTATCCGACAATATTCCTGGAATTGAAGGCGTTGGTTTTAAGACCGCCGCCAAAAAATTCCCATTTCTTGCAAGTGATTCAACAATTCTCTTGCAAGAAGTTCTTGATTATGCTGCAAGTCATGCTTCAGAAAGTGCAATTTATAAAAGGATATTTTTGTCAAGCGAAGAAGTTAAAAGAAATTGGAAATTGGTTCATTTGAATGGTGGAATGTTGTCAGGAGATCAAGTAATGAAGGTTGAAAATGTGATCAATACATTTGTTCCTAAGTTTGATAAGATGAGTCTCATCAGACAGCTTGTCAAGGAAGGCATTAATGATTTTAATGTCGAAGGTCTATTTTATGATCTTTCCTGTGTAATTGGTGTCAAGCCCACTTCGGAGAAGCAACAATAATATGCTAGAAATCGACCATTCAAATTCATCAGGTGTGTCATTCGGACAATTTGGCAAAACTTTTCAGGAAAGATTTGTTCAAGCAATTCTTACAGATTCAAAATTTGCCGAACAAACTATGGAGGTATTCGTTCCAGAATATTTGGAACTTAACTACCTTAGGTTTTTAACTGATCGTTATTTTGCTTATAGCCAGAAATATAAAGTCTTTCCAACTCTTCAGCTTCTTGTCTCAATTATTAGAGATGATCTTAAGGTTGGAACTGACATTATTTTGCGCGACCAGATTATTGAATATCTTACTAGAATTCGTAGTGAATCAGGTTCTACTGATCTTCCTTATGTAAAAGAGAAAAGCCTCGAATTTTCTAGAAAACAAGCGCTAAAGAAGGCTCTGGAATCTGCAGTTGATCAGATGCAGGCTAACAAATATGAATCAATTGTTGAAACAATAAAGAAGGCAGTTCAGGTTGGCACTGCTCCGTCTGTTGGTCATGATTTTTTCAATGACATGGATGCACGCTTTACTCGTCTAAAGCGTGATACAATTCCAACTCGAATGCCAGAGCTTGATAAAAAAGAAATTCTTAATGGCGGTAGCGGAAAAGGAGAGCTCCTCTGCGTCGTCGGGGCGAGCGGTAGCGGCAAAAGCCATTTTCTTGTTATGCTTGGAGCAAATGCTCTTCGCGAAGGAAAGAATGTTCTTCATTATACATTTGAACTATCAGAGGTAGCGGTTGGAACAAGATACGATTCAAATCTATGTGACATTGATTCAAATGAAGTAATGGAAAGAAAAGAAGATATTGTCAAGTCATATGAAAATATGCGTCTTGGCAGACTCTTTATTAAGGAATATCCAACAAATACGGCAACAATCTATACGATAAAATCACATATCGAGCGGTTATCACTTAAAGGATTTGTTCCAGACATTGTTATTATTGATTATGCAGATATTATGAGATCATCTCGCCAATATGATTCTCTTCGACATGAGCTAAAACTTGTATATGAAGAGCTGCGTGGAATGGCAATGGAATTACAAATACCGATATGGACGGCATCTCAGTCAAATAAAGAAGGTGCAAACAGTGAAGTTATTGACATGACAAATATGTCAGAGGCTTATGGTAAGGCAATGATCTGTGACGTCATTGTGTCTGTTTCAAGGCGTCCACATGAAAAATCGACAGGCTGGGGAAGACTATATGTTGCAAAGAATAGAGCTGGAAGAGACGGTCTTGTTTATCCAATTAAGATGGATACAGCTCGAAGCAAATTTGAAATTACCGGAAATGCTGATTCACCAGAGAATACTACAGTTTCTGACGAAGAAACTCAGAAAAAAGCACTTCGTGAAAAATGGAAAGAGTTGAAAAAAGATTTTCCTTCTCCTAAAAATTCCGAAATTGAAGTAACCGCTTCTCACACGAGCATGGTATAGTATTAGAGTTCAAACAGGGATAATATGACGGTATACACAAGACAAGAAGCATATGCAGCATCATTGAAATACTTTCAAGGAGACGAATTGGCAGCAGGGGTATTTATTGACAAATATGCCCTTAAAGACCTGTCAGGAAACATCTTAGAGAAGACTCCGACAGAAATGCATCTGCGTCTTGCGTCGGAGTTTGCTCGTATTGAGGCAAATTATCCGAATCCAATGTCAGAAAAAGAGATCTTCTGTCTCCTTGCTGATGTTGAGCATATTGACATCTCACAGCGAGCCGTGATGACACTTGCTGAATTGGCAGCTGAGTCTAAAGGATTTGGTCCTGTCGTTCCTCAAGGTTCACCGATGTCTGCAATTGGCAATGATTACAAACTACAATCTCTTTCAAATTGCTTCGTAATTTCTTCACCTGAAGATTCGTATGGTGGCATCCTGTTCGCCGATCAAGAACAGGCTCAAATAATGAAACGCCGCGGAGGGGTAGGATTTGATATTTCTTCTATTCGTCCAAAAGGATTGCACACGGCAAATGCTGCCGGCACAACTGATGGCATCGGCGTTTTCATGGAACGCTTCTCAAATACCTGCAGAGAGGTTGCGCAGGGTGGAAGAAGAGGAGCGCTGATGATTTCTATTTCCATTAAATATCCTGAAATTGAGACATTTATCAATATCAAACGTGATCTCAAGAAAGTCACCGGTGCCAATATCTCAATTCGTCTTACCGATGAATTCATGAATGCTGTTAAGTCTAATTCTGACTTCACTCTGCAATGGCCTGTTGATGTTCCAGTTGAAGAGGCCAAAGTAACAAAAGTGGTGAAGGCTCAGGATATTTGGAATCAAATTATCGATGCAGCCTGGACATCGGCTGAACCTGGTCTTCTATTCTGGGATACTGTAAAAAGAAGAACTCCTACTGAGGCATATGCATCTGTCGGTTACGGAAGTGTCTCAACAAATCCATGTGGTGAACTCGTCCTCTCTCCATACGATTCTTGTAGATTACTTCTTGTCAATCTTTATAAGTTCGTAAAGAATCCTTTTTCTTCTGCTGCAGCTTTTGATAATGAAAAATTTAAATCTGTGTCTCAAAAGGCACAACGCCTAATGGATGATCTTGTTGATCTTGAAATTGAAGCTGTCAATAAGATACTTTTAAAAATTGAAAATGATCCTGAATCAGTCAGTGTCAAGCGTGCTGAGGTTGAATTGTGGAAAAAAATTAAA